CCACGCTCCAGTAGCCCCACTTATAAAGTTGGAAGTGGTCCAACATCCTCTCTTACCCGCTCGCAACCAGATCAGGCTCAAGCATAGAATAATCAAACACCTCAGGCCGCCACCCCTGTTCAAGGTCTTGAAACAAACCAGCGCGCATGAAAGGACTATCAAGCCATTCAAACGCAGCTGGAGTGGAGTAGGACGCTGCATCAAGCAACGACTCCTTTTCAGTCAATGCAGGCGAAATGAATTCAAGATGGAAAGACTCGAGTTCAGAAAGATGCCTCTCCGTCAACGTGATCCCAAGTTGAGTGCGAAGCAACGGTGTGTACAGGTACAGAGCTTGACATTCAAGAACTGTCATACGCCTGCACACATCAAGTGCCTCTTCAGCTTGGAGCTTATATTTCATCTTAACAGCTTCACGACTAGGAAGTGAACCTGAATGTACTCCTCTTCTTTCAAGATCATCCAACACTCTGTTCAAAAACAAAGTGCTTTCAGGATCAAATGGATTGTCACACATCAGGCCAACAGCGCGCGCGAAACGCGCACCATCACTTTTATCCTCTGAATCGGGAGCAATCATCGAGCAAACGGTGTCCATCGTCGGTCTCCAGACAGCGCCATCCACCATGAAGTGCCTCGATAGGAACGAAGCACTTTCTTGGGCATCCATGTCTGGTTCGTGGATCAGGGAGCTGCATTCATAGCTTTCATCAGGATTTACTTTCTGATCAAAGATGCTGCTCCATGCCTCCACAATCTCATCTAGCCCCCAAGCACCTGTGCCTGCTTTGGGTACAATGGCCAGAATGTTGTCTCCGTAGACTCGACAGACCACCTCATCTTGTCTTCCTGCGCCTAGCAGCACTCCAAGAACAGTCCTCACTGCGAGCAATGCAGTGTAAGTATTAATGTCCGTGGTTAAGGGTGACCCTGTCACATTTCCTTTGTGCTTCTGCCAGACCTGTCCATCAGGAAGAGCAAAACGAGTATGAACAGTGTACTCACGCATCCAGCGCATCCACCGTCCAAAATTTCGTTTGCGATTCTTGCCCTTCGGAACATGCCAGAGACTTCTTGCAAACTCGAAGAAGTGATCAATCAGTTCGCTCGAGATACTTGAATCTTGCCTTGAAAGGTCAAGAACAAAGTACCTATATTTGAACTGTTCTTCCATACTAAACAACTTTAGTTCAAAATCAACTTTATCAAAAGCTGCCCAAGGTTGAATCTCAAGATGATTCATCCTTGAAAAGCCTTGTTTCCGAAGATCACAAACAATGTTGTAGAGAAAGACACTTGATCCCCTATTCTGAAAGCTAGTTCCCTGCATCATCTCCGTAGTCTTCCAAATCGCCCTCCTTCTACATTTCATCTCCTGCGCTACTGTGTTCAAGATGCAATGGTCTCGCGTGTCGCAAGCCATGACAAGTCTTCCAGCGTGAAATCGCCCAATGCGCCCAGCCGTCTCTATTCCCTTCTTTCGCTTACCTCGTCCAAAAAGCGCGCACGGACGTCCTACAACAGGAATATTGTTGGACATCTTTGAAAAAGCAACATAAGCTTCAATCATCCCGCTTACTTCAGCTTGCTCTTTCGTTGCAAACCCTTTTGAACGCATCACGATGCCTGGAAACGATGGCAATGATTCATCAGACAACCCCAGCACTTCAAGATCCTGCCAAATCTTGCGCCTGCTTGACCACTCATTTGACTTAACATGCTCCAATGCCTCGCAAAGATACAGCAAAGCATCCTCGTTGATAGGCATATCTGGAGCGTCGTATCGCTTGAGATGTTCGATTATCGTCCCTACACTTGGTACCGCAAAGGTCACCGTACTTACATCTGAGTAGAGAGTTGAAAAGGTTTCAAGGGCTTGGATACGAGACAATTCATCATCACCCCCTTCCCCCAGAAACATGTTGTAACAAAAACTAGCTTCTGGCCTGATCCCTATTCCCATCTCTCTTGTCATGAAGTCGAATTTCCTGTCTATTGTAGCAACTTCAGTGATTCCCGATTTTGCAATCTTACTCACGTTCATGCGTCGACTGTTCAGGAACATTCGTTCAGTACGGTGTCTTTGCGTCGCGACCATCCTAGCTCGCACCTTGCGCTCGCGACGACGCAAGGTGCGCAAGCGGGCATGCGCGCCTACTTTAACTCGCCCCTGTTCATCTCGGCGGCTATCGCCCCGAGACCAGACAGTTCGAGCTGTGCAGACAACGCATCCTCCACATCCTCCCACCCTCTGCTCTGCAGCATTGGGGCCTCAGTCGCATCATGACTTCTTAACCACCTCTTCACTTCTTCACGAGCTTGCAATTCGCGCAACTTGCACTTCTTGCTTGCATCACGATAAGCGTTGATGTGTTTCAAAAGTTCAATGTGAATGTCAGATAAAGTGCTTTTGTACCTCTTCTGGACCGATTCATATTCGAGTTGGAGCGTTGCATCGAGCTTGTCGATCCACGTCTTCTCCCTATAAAAATCATTCCAAAACCGGACCATGTACTCTACCATGGCATGAACGGGACCCGTTAAGCTTGCTCGAGTGATCTTGACATCTTCTTCAGTTGACGTCTCCGAAAGAAACAGATACTTCGTGGCTAGGCCCAGAAGGAACTGTCTACGTTCAGGACGTTTCCCTTCACCAAACAGAGGTTTCAACCTCTCCTGGTCTTGATCACTGAGGAGCTTGGTGGGATCGCGGCGGATGGATTTGATGCTTCGGACAATAACCTCATCCGGCGCACTAGCTTCCACCAGCGCATCGGATCCTTTGGAAGGACCACTTCCCGACTCAGCGGCTGATCTATATCTACCTGCTTTGTTACCAAAGTTTTCATTCATAATTCACTAGCTAGTACTTGAATTACT